AATTGTATATTTAATTCTTGTTCTGCTGCTGGTGATGGGGATGAATTTTATACTGCTTTTGGTTCAGTTATTTCATTAAATTATTCATGTTATGATGATACTGCTGGGTACTATGCAGATAGTGGTTTTGGTGGTGGTAGTATATCAATAGATGGTAATTGTATTACTGATGCACCTTTATTAGATTCTGATTTAAATCTATTATCAACTTCACCTTGTAGAGATGTTGGAAATAATGCATATAATTCAGAAACTTATGATGTAATCGGAAATGATAGGATTGTTTAATGATAAGTAGAGATAATTTTTATAAAAAGGGTGTTTATCGGGATACAGCTTCAAATTTAACATTAGTTAAAGATTCAAAAATGGTATGGAAGCTCAATCCATCAAGTAATATATCGGTAACATTACCAACTGCTACTTTGTTAGAAAAAGGTGGAATGCATTTTATTCTAATTAATAATACAGAAGCTTTAACTAATGTAATTGATATGGGTGCTTTTGAATATCAAACAGCATCAGCAGATATTGCAATTAAAGATAAAGGTGGAAATACTATTAAAACATTATCTAATAAAGAATGTGTATTAGTATTACTTTTAGATAATTCAACAACTAATGGTACATGGATATTTATTAATAGGACAATTAGTTAATGAGAACATTAGATAAACCAGTTGAATCATTAAAGAAAGCACAATCTTTTAGATTAGTTAAATGCTATAAGATAGAAAGAGAAGATACAAGCTCTTTCTACTTTACTGAGCATAACCAAGAATTGATTCTAGCAGATACTAAGACATATTCACCATTAGGCGGGTTTGATGCTTCTGCTAAAGAAAATAGCTCCGCATTAAATACACAAAATCTAGAGGTAGTAGGTGTATTAAATTCATCCTATATAACTACTGAGGATTTAAGAGCTGGTTTGTATGATAATGCTAAAATAACAGAATATTTAGTAGATTGGTTATATCCTTGGATTGGTTATTTCAAAACTAATGTATTTTGGATTACTAATGCTTTTTGGACTGGTGAATTTTGGAAAGCAGAAGTTGAAGGTATTGCTAGAAAATTACAACCCCAAGTAGGAAAAGTATTCACCAGAACATGTAGGCACATATTGGGTGATACTGGTTGTGGTATAGCTCTATCACAATGGAAAGCATCAAAAGCAGTAACACAAGTTGATACACAAAGATTAACTTTTAGAACTGATGAAATTACATTAGTTAATGGTACTGTTTGTAATGTTGATGATGATTTAAATGGTGGTTATGTTGAATGGACAAGTGGAAATAATGATGAAATGAAATGTGATATAAAAGATTATACCGCTGTTAATCAAATAATTACATTACAAATAAATACTGAATTTGATATTGAAATTGGTGATACCTTTGATGTGTATTATGGATGCGATAAGAATGCCAGTACATGTAAAAGCCCTTTTGATAACCTTTTAAATTTTGGAGGTTTTCCATTTATTCCCGGTTCTGATTATGCTTATATTACTCCGAAAGAACAATAATGAATAAAATATCAGAATATGCAAAAGAATTAATTGATACACCATTCCACCATCAAGGTAGGTTAAAGAATGTTGGAATTGATTGTTTTGGTGTCTTAATTTATGTATTAAATAAATTGGGCAAACATGAATTAGTTAAATTAGATGAAATAGATTATGAAAGAACACCAAAGAAAAATTCATTACCAAGGAAATTAGATATAATGTTAAAAAGAAAACCTGATAATACAATAGAAGAAGGTAATGTTTTATGCTTTACGATTAAAAAGAATCCACAGCATTTAGCCATTGTTACAGATATAGGTATGGTTCATGCTTATCAAACACGTGGTAAAGTTGTTGAACATTCATTAGGTAACAGATGGTTAAAAAGGCTTTATGCTGTATATGAAATAGAGGATGTGTCTTAATGGCTACTACCGTATTAACTTATGCTGGAGCTGCTGCTGGAACTGCTATAGGTGGGCCTGGAGCTGGAACTTACATAGGGGCTGCTTTAGGGGCTGCTTTAGGTAGTTATATTGATCAACAATTCCTTCTTCCATTATTTGTAAAGACACCAAAAACACATCCACCTACTTTTGATTCAATGTTTTTACAAACAGCATCAGAAGGTAATCCAATTAATTATTGTTTAGGGCCAACTGTTAGAACAGCAGGTCAAATTATATGGATAAATGATGTTGATTCACATGCTATAAAGAAAAGTGGTGGTGGTAAAAAGAGTGATTCTGTTACCATAGGATATAGATATATAGCTGATTTAGCAGTAGCTATTTGTGAAGGAGAAATATCAGATTTAAAAAAGATATGGGCAGATGGTAAATTAATTTATACTACTGATACAGATTTAGATGAATCATCTACTGATATTCAATGTATAAAAGAAAATATGTACTATTATCCTAACCAAGATATAGAAGATGATGCACCCGAAGTAGAGTATTACCATTTAAAATTAAAAAGTACAGGTACTGTTGATTTAACTAATTTTTACCCCGGTGAAGATGTTGTTATTAGTGGAAGCAGTGAAAGAATAAATAATGGTACATTTAAAGTATTAAAAGTTTATACATCTGGCTCTGATAGTTATATGATTCTTAAGCATTATGTTAATCGTGTTACTGTTACTGTTTCTACTGCTACTACAGTAACATATAAAATTAAATATGATGATGTTACAATTGCTGAATATACAGCAGGTGGTGGAGATAGCACATCTGATATAGCTACACAATTAACATCATCTTGGACGGCAAATGTTACAGCAGATTGTAATGATATAACGGCTACAGCTTCTGGTGCTACAGTTCTATTAGAATGTACATCAAGAGAGTTTGCAGATTTTATTACAACTGGTATTGATGCTGGTATGAATTTAGATTATTTATCTGCTGGTTCTGATACATTAATACCACCTGTTTCTGTTGTTGCTGGTGATACAATCAGATTACAACAAACAGTACCTACATTAGATGAATCAACGTGCTCTGATATTGAATTGTATAAGGGTACAACGACTCAAACAGCAGATGATACTATAGAAGCAGTAGAGGGAGTTGGAAGCGTCCCTGCTTTCCGTGGCATTGCTTATATCGTTCTAACAGATTTTGATTTATCTGATTATGGTAATAGAATACCTACTTTTAACTTTTTAGTAGAAGCAGATGCAACCTTAACTGTTAGAAGTGCTATTGGTGATATATGTGATAGGTCTGGATTAAGTGGTTCTGATTATGATGTTACTGGTGTAGATGCTGGCAAAAACATTAGAGGATTAATATTTCAAGGATTACAACAAACAGTATCTATGTTAAGATATCTATTAATTACATATAATTTAGATGTTAGAGAAGAAGGTGGAATTTTATACTTTTATGATAAAGATAATTTAACTACTGTTACTGTAGATGCTGATGATTTAACATCACATATTATAGGAGATAATGTAGAAAAACCATTTACTATTAATAATGTTCCATCTGTTGATTTACCACAAGAAGTAAATATTACTTATTTTGATAAAGGGTTGAATTATCAACAAGGCGGATTAAATTATAGTAAAAATGAAGGGTTCTTTTCTGCTAATAAAACAAGTATTAATTTAGATTTACCAATTGTATTAAACCCAGATGAAGCACATGTGATAGCTAAAAGGCAATTATGGGAATATTACGTAACTAGAAAAAAGATTAATTTATATTTACCATTAAGTTATTTACATATTCAGATAAGTGATATATTACAATTTACATATGATTCAGAAACATATAATATTAAAGTTGATGAATTTTCAATAGGACAGAATCAATTAATTGAGGTATCAGGTTCTTTTTATGAATCATCTTTTCAAACACAATCATCTACGATTGATGATAACTCAGTATATGAAGATTCATTAGAATTTGCACCTGCTTTATATTCACATATATTAGATATAGCACCATTAAAAGAAGAACATTGTAGTATAGCTGGGGTTTACTTAGGTGCTACTGTTATTGATGATGATATTGATTTTAAGAAAGCTAATATACATACTAAATTTAATAGTATGGATGGACAGGTTATTCATTGGAGAGATAACTTAAATGAAGAAGCATATGGAGGGCAAGGTATAACTACTGCTGCTGGTTATAGTTCCGGTGGTTCATGGGATACTAATTCAGAAATATATGTTGAATTGTATAAAGGTGGTTTAGAATCTAGTAGTGAAGAAGATGTTTTAAATGGTAAAAATAGGGCTGTTATAGGTAATGAAATAATAGGATGGAAAACAGCTACATTAGTATCAGGTTCTACATATAAACTAACTAACTTATTACGTGGTTTAAGAAATACTGAAGATTATATTAATATGCATGAATTAAATGAATCATTCCTTTTATTAGATGAATCAAATGCTTTAATATTTAAGCAATTAAATTACAATTGGATAAATAGAGATATTTACTGGTATATGATTCAGAATGGACAATCACTTGAAGATGTAATACCTAAGAAAATTAAATATCAAGCTGGAAGTGTTAGGCCGTGGGCACCCTGTCATATTAAAGGTGTAAGGGATTCAAGCAATAATTTAACTATTTCTTGGATTAGAAGAACAAGAGTTCCATTTTCACATTTTTCAGGCACACAAGCACCATTGATTGATACGCCAGAAGAATATGTAGTAAGAATTTATTCAATATCAACAGAAGAAGGTACAACTATTTCTGCTAATTCAACAGGAAATAAGATAAGTGCTATTTCAAATACTTTTGGAGCATTTAATGTAGATGATTTTATAACTATTAGGGGATTTGATGCTGAAAGAAATAATCAAAGATTTCAAGTAGTTAGTGTTCCTACATTTGCATTTCCACCTTATGAAATGGCATTAAAAAAAGGGAATGTTGTAACTGAATCTGCTGGAAATATTGTTACAGTATATAAAAGTACATTATTAAGAACTTGTCATATAAATATTTTAAGTAATGGTTCACAAGATGTTTCCACATATACAGCAGATAGTAGTTGGTATTATCCAGATTCAACATCAATTATATATCCTGCTTCTGGTGGTGGAGATCAAACAGGTGATGGAATAACTCCCGGCGATGCTATAATGGTTCAAATATGCCAAAAGAATAGTATTATTGGAGAGGGTAGATACAAAGAAGAATTAATTTTATAAAAGGAGTATAGATAAATGACCCAAGATACTATTAAACTTGTGTTACCTGAATTGCTTGAAGGTCAGGCTTCTGGTGAAACAACACATAATGAAGCATTAAGAATATTAGATATGGTAGTGCAATTAGCTGTATCTAGTAGAATTACTACGGCTGAACCAGAAGCACCTACTAATGGTGATGTGTATTTATTACCTACTTCTGGTTGTACAGGAACTAACTGGACAGGCCAAGATGGTAAAGTAGCATATTATTATGATGGCTGGTTATTCTTAACTCCACGGGCCGGGTGGAGATTACATGATAACTTTGATAATACTTACTGGATATATACTGGTACTATTTGGTTATTAAAACCTGAAACAGGATTAACTTTTAGATATGAATTTGATGATACAACAGCAGCAGCAGACCCCGGAGCTGGTAAATTCAGATTAAATGCTAATGATTTATCTACTGCTACTGAAATGTATGTAGCTGATGATGATAAATATGGATTAGATATTTCCTCTGCTTTACAAGAATTAACAGAATCATTTATTATAATTAGAAATATAAGTAAAATTGATAAACTTATTTATTTTAAAACCTCTGCTGCTTCTGATGAAGTAGGATATACAAAATTTACTATTGCGTACCAGCATGAATTAGGTAGTGCAGAAGCTGTTACAGATGGAGATTACGCCGAAATATCAATAATACCTAATTCACATAATGCAAGTGGTGGATTACAGGGGGGAACAACGGATGAATATTACCACGTGACATCCGATGAACACGCCCTTGTTCAAGCAGGTGCAATAAAAGGATTAGAGTTTTCCTTTCAGTTCAACACAGGTTCAATTGACACGTCCACTGATCCCGGAGGATGACTGTTTGTTGTGAACAATGCCACGTTGGCATCTGCTACAGAAATTGCTATTAGTGACGAAGATTGTTATCAGGATGTTGAAGCGTTATTAGATTTGATTCATTCTGGAACTATTATAATTTCTAGTGCTCTTGACCCACAAACGTATCAAGTCTTTCAAATAACAGGATTCACCGCGGAGGCGGGTTTTACAAGACTGTCTATTCTTCATGTTTTCACTGGGGGTTCCTACGTTCCAGTAAATGATGAAAATTGTAAACTGGTTTTTTATCCTCAAGTTTTAGGAACGGTTTTTGATATTAAATCTTTTACTTTTAATTATCAACGAGTGACAGGAACGGGAAAACCCACGCAAGTTTCACAGGGTGTTTTTAACGGATGGTCGCTTCCTGTTTATTCAGCGGATGATGAAGAATTATTTGCTTGCGATTGTATGCCGGCAAGCTGGGACGGTGAAACAGATCCTAAAATATTAATTGGCGGATGGCTCGACACGGCCAATAACGCCAAGAAATTTCAACTTCAAGTCTCTGTTGAAACAATTAGTATGACTGGAAATGCCGTTGTACCTGTTACGACAAATGATTACCCAATTGAAACCACTACGGGAAACTGGGCACAGTACACGTCATTTATAGCAGAGATCACCATTGCTGCGGCTACCATAGGACTTTTAAAGGGTCAACCAATAGCAATTCGAATAAGGCGTATAGCCGCATCAACGGCTGAAATTGCCGGTGAGGTAGTTGTAGAAGGTGCTTCATTAAGATGGGCTATAGATAAAGTAGGGCCACTTACTTAAAATAGAAATAATTGCTATACTCCTGATAAGGCTTTAAGATTAATTTTTTAAAGCCTTATTCTTTTAAATTTAATCTAACTGCTTCTTCTTTTAAAGATTCTTC